ATTGATTCAAAATTCAATATTAGATATATTAAAAAGAGAATATACTCAAGGTGAAAAATATGGACCAAAAGATATATTTACTGATAAAATCTATAAAAAATCATATTCAACAAAATATGGTATATGTATTAGATATAGATTTTTAATTGATGTTGAATTTGGTAAAGAATTTGAAATAGAGTTCGAAGACCCTAAAAAAGATAAAAAATGGTATAAAATATTATCTTCATCTTTAAATATACTTGGTTATGAACATAGTAAAATTACAAGAGATAGATTTGGAGCTAGAGTATATCACCCACTTATATCAGATTATAAAACAGAGCTAAAAGATAAAGGTTTTTGTACAATAGATGCTCAAACATCACAACCAAGATTGTTATATATTCTGATGAAAGAAAGAGGAGTAGTTGATGAAAAATATTTTAGTATATTTGAAAATGATTCAGACTTCTATTTAGAATTAGTATCAATATTTAATTTAAATAATAGAAAAGAGGCTAAGGAATTATTCATGCATTGGGCCTTAGGTAATGGTTATACAAAAGGTTATGATTTTAGTTTTATATTTCCACAAGCCTCTAAATTTTTAAAAAATTTAAAATCAACAAACTATAAAGATTCATCAAGATATCTATCTTGGAGAGAAAGTAGAATATTTATTGATGATTTATTAGAAAATTTACCAGTATCATTTGGAATACCAATACACGATAGCATAATAGTACATCAAAAAGATGCAAATATGGTCTTAAAATATTGTAAAGAAAAATATCCACAATTAAAATTTAAAACAGATATAATATAATGAATAAACAAGAATATAGTAAGCTTCTAAAAAACGAATTATGGATTAATAAAAGATTAATTATATTAAAACGAGATAACTTTAAATGTAAGAATTGTAATTGTAAGAATGAAGAATTACATATTCACCATACTATTTATATACAAAATAGAAAGCCTTGGGAATACGATAATAAATATTTAATCACATTATGTAAAAATTGTCATAATGAAATTCATAAAAATAAAAAGATAAAAACGTATAAAAAAGACCCTAAATTAAAAAAAGAAAAAGGACCTAAATATACTTTATCAAAAAGAGACCAAGAATTACAAGATAGATATGACAAATTAAAAAGCACTAACTAATATGTTTATCAACAATAGCCTTTAAACCAAATCTAGTTTTAAGTACTTTAATAATTGGTTTTGGTAGCCATTCTAATTCACCTAAGTTTTCAAGCAATGATATAAAGTAAGTAGAGTAAAAACCACCTATAACCAAACCAGGAAGAAAAGTAAATAGAATACTTTGTTTTGACATCCACCAACTAAGACTTAATACAAGAGTCGTGGCAACAAAATAAATAGGCATTCGATATAACTTATACGAAACAAAAGATTTTGTCTTAATCGACTTAATAATACCTGTAATCCAGTCTATTAACATTAAAAGCCAAAGTATATAAACAGTTTCTGCACTTTCATAAATGCAACCTGTAATTATACCACCTAAAGCAAAGATAAAAGATGGCCACATAGTTAAACCTAACCATTTTATTATCAGATGTCAATTCTAAATACTTTAAAATCTTTTCTATGTTTTTCTTACTTATCTTTCTCTTCATAATTAACAACCATAGATGTTTATCTTATTACAACAATTGCAACGAATTCCTTTTCCACAAAAACAAGAACAACCACCACGTCTACCTAGATATATTCCACCAAAATAATTGTCCCACTTTGGTTTAATTGAAAGTAAATTCTGAGATGGGTTGAAATATTCAGGAAACTCCAATTGATTATTTACGATATATTCTCTTATTCTAGTTGAATAGAACTCAGCAGAATTTCTCACCTGTTCACGTAACCAAATAATATTCTCTAAAGCTGTTGGATTAGAATTATCACTATTCTTTTCACTAACTGCCTTATTAGTCATTCTAAAGTTTAAAAAAGGCATTGCATGATATACAACCCATTCTGCTTGACAACGTTGTATATAATCAGTTAATAGAGTTAAATAGTAACCTGTTGGACTACCACTATTAACTATATCATTCATTAATTTAACATATAGTGTATTACCTATAACCTGTTGAATGTTCAAGTCTTGAGCTTGAATAATATATTTATTAAGTAGGTCTGGGTCTACGTTATCATCTATAACTGTGTATTTGAATAAATATTCAGTTGAAATAAATTTTGCAAAAGCCATTTTATTTTATTTATTTTTAACCAATTTTGTTGCATCATCTTCACTATAACCAACTAATATTAACATATTAATCTTTTGTTCATCTGCTAGTGGAGACTGCAATATATTTAACATATCTTGTACAACTGGTTGCCAAGTCATTTCTAATTTAAACTTATTAATTTCTAATTTATCAGTAATTCCATTAATCTTTGATAAACGATTAAATGTTTGTTCTAATAGTTGTTGTTTTGAATCTACATATTGAGCTTGAAAAACTTGCATAGATTCGATAAGGTCGTTTTTATTACCTAATTCACCACTAACTCTAACACCAAAAAGATTTGGATTAGTAGCCCTGTGACCAACAAATATTCCTTCAGTTACATTTTTATTTAATTCAATAAATCTTTCATCAGAATTGTTTAAGTCAATTGGTGTAATAACTGGTGCTGTGTCTTTAGAATCAGAGAAAGTGAATATAACCTTACCACCTCTACTTGCACCTTCATATTCGTCACGTAATCTACGTATTACAGAATCCATTTCTTCTTCTGAAGGTACTGCATTAGCAAAGTTTATAACCATAGATGGGTGAAAACCTTGTCTAATAGATGAAAGGTGAAACATTGCAATTTCCCATTCAAGTTCTATCCAATTTGCAGCTGATATATATTCTGGAATTCCGTACCATTCACAACCTGGTCTATATTCTTTAACATAAAGTATTTGTGAAGCTTTACTTCTATCTTTAATTGAAAAACCTGGATATAAAACAGGTGTATTTTTTCTAATAGAAGACCAATCATCACTTACCCAATAGTGGTCACATTCAAATTCTTCACGATAAGTAGCAATTCTTACCTTTCTAGGGTCCATATAGTTGATTTGAGCAATTGACTTTCTGTCTTTAGACCAAACAATGTTTAAACAAAAAGAACCGTATATTTCAAGGTCATAAGACACTCTAGCAAGTATTTCATCAAGGTCGTATTTATTATATACGTTTTTCAAAAATTGTAATGTTGTTAATGAAAGTCCATCTTTTTTAAAACCATTACCACCAATCATTGCAGCTTTAGTTTTTAAAATGGCATTATGTTTTGAAGACTTATTCATTAATTGTAAAAGTCTATCAGGAAATAGATTATCAAGACCCCAAGTAATCCAAGAGTCTTTAATCTTTCTTTCTTCGAAAAAAGGTGTATAATACTCAGAGCTCATATTCATAACCTTGATTTTAATCTTATCGTTTTTCTCCATTTTAATTTTTAATTTTTATAAACCACCCATGAAAGTTGTAATCGTATTTAAGTTTGAAGCTGTAAATACACTTTGAGTTGAAAAAACTGCATCAACATTTAATATTCCATTTTCTACTAGACCTACTGCATTTGTTAAATCTAAATCATAAGGATTAGACATTTCATAAACATAATACTGATATTGTCCACTAGGTATATCGATTACACCAGCAGTTAAGCCTTCGGGTGTTGCAATAGATATAGTAAAATAGTTAAAATAATAAGGCATTGGTGAAAAATCATTTTGATAAAAGATTTTCTGAGCCAAAGTATCTTTATTAACTAATTTCCAAGTAAAATATGGATTAGTAATATTTGAACAGTTTTCATACAAGGTAACAACTACTCGTGAATCACCTGTATTATTTAGGTATAACATTCTATATAATTTCTTTTATAAGTGAATATATAAAATTCGTAAAGTTTTTCTAAATAAAAATAAAAAAACCTGACTATTACATCAGGTTTTTTAAACAAAAAATATATATGAAAATATGCACTAATTATTAAACAATTAGTGATAAAGCCACAGTAGAATCCATGAGATAAGCTGGTTCAGGTTCCTTACCAGTGAACGTAAGGACTGCTCCATTCAAATCGCCATACAATTTACCTAACTGTGGTGTTGCAGAACTAACTCTAACAGGATTCTGATAACCCATCAACCAATAGTTACCTCTCTGGTCTAATACAATAATTCTCCAAGCACCTTGTGAAAGTGTTGAAATTCTATTTCTATTAGCAGCATCCATCTTTTGAAGTGTAATTTCTAACACTTGTTCAAAAAATGTTGTACCATTTTCAGTTGAGAACTGTCCATTCTGATTGAAAGAACCAGTTTCAATTTCCTGTTCAAATTTATAATAGTCTATGCTTGCTCCTGACACACTAGTTATAAACAACTACAAGCCATTTTATTTATTTTAATTTTTCTTTGACTTTAACACTGGTAGATTTTAAGGTCTACCAGTGTATTTGTCAATATAATTTTTAATTTTATCTAGCTACAACAGCTCTTGCTGGGAAAGCAATACCTGCAGCAATCTTAACCTTATATCTCATAAGATATCTGTCAAGTTGGAAGTTATACTCACCTGCAAGTGCCTCATCAGCTGGTGCAAGGTCAGTACCCCATAAGATAAATTCTGGTTTAGTCAAAATAGCTCTGTTTGTACCATCTAAACCTACAGTTGCAACAATAGTAATGTTTCTCTTACCGAACATTCTAACTGACGCACCATTGATTTCATCTGGTGAGAAATGATACAAGTTTAAGTTTCTGATTGAACGAGTATACTTATCGAAAGTATCTTGTCCACAGAATAATACTAGTTCTTCAGAAAGCATATCTGAATTCAAAGCATCTGCCATAGCATCGAATGTTGCAATAACACCGTTGTTAGCTGCAGTTGATACTGAGAAAGAAGCAGTTACTAAAGATGCACCACCAGCAGTTGCACCAGCGATTAGACCAGTTACACAGCTGTTACCTTGCCAGAAAATCTGGTCAAGTTTTTTAGCGATTTTACCCATCTTCTCGTCCATGAACGCTTCTTCGAAAGGTAATTGCTCTTGAGTAGAACCTCTTCTCATATACTGACCGAAGTAGTATTGTTCCATTTCATTTAAACAAAACGACTCTTCAGACTTCAAGTAACAAGCAGTCAAAGTAACTCCAACTACTGAAGTTGTTGCACCGTTTGCAAAAGTCGTACAAGTGTCAGCAGCTACGAAATCCAAAGTAGTATCAACTGTAGGTACAACTTTTGAATATTTTACATCAGGTACGATTGTAATAAAATCCAAAGTTCTAACTTTACCTACAACTGAAGCGATGAATCCATCGTAAAGCTGGTCAACATATTTGTTAATGGAAGTATATGTTGCACTAAATTTTAAATCTCTTTTTTCCATTTTAGTTATTTATTTTTTTTATTTTAAGCTATTTTTCAATTGCTTTAATCTTTCAGTTCTTATTTGCTCCTGAGTCATATTCTCTGAAAAAGTAACACGGTTT